TAACATTTCCTTATAGGCTTGTGCTTGAAACTGGGTAACTGCTTCTGCTAGGATCGGGTGAATTACGCCAGAAGAACCTTCAAATGGCTGTGATCTGGCTTCGTCAAATTTCATGCCTAGATACTGCAAACCTTCTGTGTAAGTTTTTTCCCATTCACTTCTTGATTGTTTGTCGCTTTCTACTGAACTTATTAAGTCAGAAGACAATTTGCTTAATTCACTTTCGTCTATAAAATCAACTAAATTAGAATCAAACGCCATGTCTGGCATGGGCTGTTCTTCTATCTCATTAGTTACAAGTACTTCTTCTTCGTTGACTAAAATTTGTGCAGCATCGTTAATTTGTTCTTGACGAGACTGTTCTGGTATTACTTCTATTGACCTATTTTGATCAATAATGTCAGGGTCGTTTTCTGTTCCTAATGCTTTGTCTATTGCCATAATTTTTTAGTGTAGCACTCTAGGTCGCATTTCGTCACCCAAAGAAAATAAATCTGTTAGCTCGCCTTCTAAAATCAAACCTTGTGATTCTGCTATTAGCTCTGCTTGTTGTTCATCTTCAGCATGGATGTCAGGACCTTCATACTCTTTTGTGTCGTGTACAAATCTTGTTATAAATATCTTCATCAATAATACACCGTTCTGTCTTTAGATAAAAATTTCACTTCGTCTTGATAGTCTTCTTTTAAAGATAAAAAACCACCTTGTCTAAATCGCATCAAAGCCATGGTAGCAGAGTCACAATAGTCATCATGATCTCCGAATGGAAATGATGCCATTTCTTCTCGCACTTCATCTGCATAATCTTCGTCTGGTGCCCAAACCATTCCAGATTCAAAAATAGGAGCTACGCTGTTCATTCTGGCTATTTTGTCTTGTCCTCTGCTTGGTGAGTAAGCAGTAACAGGTATGCCCATGCGTCTTAATTCTTGCGTTAATGGTGTTCCAGATGCTTTTGCTTCTATTAGCACACAGTCTGGCTCCCAATACTTATATTCATCAAAAGCAATTTTCTTTAACTCAGGAAAATCCACTCTAAATCTTTTTGCATCTAACAGAATAATTTGCTCTACGTTATCACGGTCAGTAAATATAGCCCAAGTTGTTATGGCTGAATAATCTGCTGTTTCTTTCTTAGAAAAAGCCGTGTCATAGCTTTGTATAACGTAACTGTAGTCAGGTATGTCTTCACCTTCCCATTTTTGCCACCACTCACGCTTAACAATAGAACCTTCTTCAGAAGTAGGGTTTTGCATCCATTGTGCGTTCCATTTAGAAACAGGTAAGGAGGCTTTTACTGACAAAAGTTCTTCTTTTTTCCAATACTCACCCCACAATGGTTTACCAGACTCTGGCATAATTGCTGGAAATTCAATAACTTCCCATTGGTCTGCGTTGTCGTCTCCTTGTTTTTTTATTACTTTACCAACCAAATCTTTGGTACTCCAACGTGTCATTACTATAACAATAGTGCCTCCCGGCTGTAATCTTTGTCTAGGTCCTGATGTGTACCACTCGTAAGCAGATTCTAATGATTTAGGAGATAAAGCGTCTTGCTCTGAATGTGGGTCATCAATAATTAATAAATCTGCACCACGACCTGTAATAGCACCACCAACACCAGCAGCAAAGAACTCGCCTTCCATGTTGCTTGTCCAACGTCCAGCAGATTTGTTGTCTGCTTGTAATTTTATTTCTGGAAAAATAAGCCTAAAGTCTTCACTGTCTATCAAGTTTCTTACTTTACGTCCAAATCGAACTGCTAATTCTGCGGTGTGAGTACATTGAATTATTTTTAAAGCACCGTTTAATCCCATCATCCATGCTGGAAAAAACGTAGACGCAAATTCAGACTTAGAGTGTCTTGGTGGCAAGCACACTATCAGTCGCTTTAATTTGCCTTGAGCTATTCTGTTAAATTTGTCAGCTATTAATCTGTGGTGTTTGCCTTCAATAAAAGTGTCACCCCACATGTGTTTAACAAATCCCATAAAATCTTTTTGGCAAACGTCTTGTTTGTCCAGCTGATCATAGCGACTTAATAAGGCTACAGCCTCTGCTTTGTCTTGTTCTGAAAGAATATCAAAATCTTTAAGAGAAATATCACCCATAATTAAATCAGGTTAAGCGACTAGGTAGTGACATAGTAGCCACTTAACCCTAAACACATAAGTGTCTGTAGTCAGTATAGTCCATTTACCTGTCATGCTAAACCTCGTGCCATTCTTTTCCTTGAAATAACAAAGCCTCTGCTTCTCTTCTGCGTATCAAACCATCTAAAACTTCACCACCAGCTTTGTTCCACCGTTTTATTTGTTGTGGTATTTCGTTATATTTTTTTTCATTTAAGTCTTTTAATAACGTAGAACTTTGAAAGTTAGTGGGTCCTAAATTGTAAACCCAAGCACACAAAGAGTCATATTGGCTTTGGTTTAATTCTACATCTACCATGTCATTGACATAACCTTCGTATTCAATCATTTCTTCTTGTAAGAGATATTCTGCTTCTTCTTTGTTAATTTTGTCACCTTCTTTAACATCTTTGGTGTGTCCATAACCTATAGTCCATACACCAGCTGGACACTTGTAAGCCTCTAGCTCACAGCCTTCAAACTTTTTGATTAACGCTAATCCTTCTTGTGATATTTGCATTTTATTCTCCCCAAGTTCCATCTTCCAATATTTTACCTGTTTTGGTTCCACCCCAGTATTCCACTGCGTGTTTTTCTTTAATGAGCTTTTGGCATATATCTTCTCCATCAGCTGTATAAGGTATGCCAAGAATCCTTCCATATTTGCCTTTTCCAAGAGATTTAATTCTAAATGTACCTTCGCAAAGTTCTTTGAGTCTTTCTTTGGCTTTTAGACCTAAAGCCTTTTCTTCTAAATTTCTAGTGCGGCTCTCTGGTGTATCTATTCCAGCCAAACGGACTCTTTGTTTGTGTAATTTTACATCAAAACCAAGGTCTAAAATGCAATCAAAAGTGTCACCATCGACTATACGGTCTAACGTAGCTCTGTATACAAATTCATCTGGTGTCTTACTCATCTTCTTTTTCCTGTGGTTTGTCTAATTCTCTATAGTATTTGATTAT